CTTTTCAATAAAAGACTTTGCTTTAGGCGACTCTTTAGTCTTTTTTTTGCTATGCACTTTCTTATGCGCATGCTCTTTTGCTTCCTCTTTGAGGAATTTCTTTGAAACTTTCATAATATCCTAAAAAAGGGGCACAAGGCCCCCCGTATTTTAGTTAGCGTACACGAACGGATTCTTCAAAGATCAACCGTTTATCGATCTTCTTTTCGTTCGCATTGCGTTTGAATTCAATATTAGCAGGTACACCTAAGATTTTATAGGCAATCTTTTGTGCTTTACCTGGAATACGAATCATTGTAGGCATTAATAGTACTCCCGATCAAATCTACCAGCAGCATGAATGAATTCCTGTGGCAAATTAGATGTCTTTGTATGATCTTCACGGATCAATTCAGCATCTAATAACTCAGGTCTTCGTCTAGGATCAACATTCTGAAAGAATATGATACGTGCAACTTCAGAATCTTCTGCATTGCGTGTATCAGTCTTAGCTGATCCTACTTCTATGCCGTTGATTGTTGGCTTCAACATGATCATAGTTATACCTTTTTGGGTACAAAGTGCTCTGCACGTTTCTTATCATCGTAGTTGATCTGTTTGTTGATGCCTACGATGGTATCATCGAGTACTTCTGGCATGTATGCTTCATGATCTGCCCAGTCTTTCATGATGACATTCTGAGGAAGATTGGCGATTGCTGAACGATCTTCAGATATCATTGAGGCATCATGATGCTCCATGCGTTTGGTTGCATCTCTGCCGGCATATGCACCATCAACTGCAAAGCTTGAATCTTTACGGCTGTGGTGTACTTCGTGATGAGAGTGGTATCTTTTTGCCATTGTTGGCCTTTCGTAGAAACTGCTTACCCATAAGGGCAGCAAGGGGGTGCCCTCTAACTACAGAGGGTTTATTTATAATGTTCAAGTTCATGGTCTCGTCGTGGATCATGCGTCTGAAACCCATGGCGAGCATTTAATCTATGGAGGGCATGCTGTGCGCCACGCTCTTCCGCCCGCTTTTCTTCAATAAGATGCGCTTTCTCGTGCCGCTTGTCTTCGCGTTTTATAATGCCCTCATGACGTTTTTCTTCTTGTTTATACAGTTTTCTGTCGCGTTGAGTTCTGTTCATATTAAATTCCTGAAATCATATAGCCAGAAAATATTGGTGCATAGTAACCAGATGATGTTTTTCCGACCAATCCAACAGTCTTGGCACCACCAGCAACTTGAAATAAACAGGTAACTGATTGACCAGCCGTTAATGGCACAGTTACCGACCCTGAAAGCGTGTAGAAAGCAACTGGTACTGCATTGCCACACATAAAATAATAATTACGCGCATCGCTTGTAAGAAGACTAGCTTGTATAACTGTCATTGTTGCTGCAATAGTAAATGACAACAATAAACACTCAAAATGGTAGATTCCTGTCAAGGGCGCTGTAAAAGTCGTTCCATTAAATGAAGTTGTAACATTAGCTATTATATCTGGAAAAGTAAGCGTTACAATTGTTCCATCACCAGTCAATCCCGCTTGATCAGCATTATGATATGCTTGGAAATATGGCAATACTCCAATTTGATTAATTACATTATTTGTGCTCATTAGATACTCTCTTTATTTTTTTAGCGGGTCGGGGCTGAGTGCCGTGACGCATGTCTTCAGCCCCTGCACTGGACGCTGATCCAGTGTTCGTTCCAATAGTTGATGACATTCTGAGTAATTGCTCAATGTGTGTTAGATCCATTGTGTCTATTTCTTTAAGTGCCTTAACTAGATTAAGCAACGCTATTTCGTCGTCTTTACGTGATTCGTGCTTACGTTCTTCAGCAAGTGCTTTATTCTCTTCAACTCGTGACAATCTTTCTATGCCAAGCCCTTGATCTGCTGTAGCTCTAGCCTTGGTAAGCTCAATGTTTGCTTGTAATTCAGCCATCTGAAGTTGCTGTTGTTGTTGTTGCATTTGTTGAGCTTGTTGAGATTGCTGCTCCATTGCCTCCATAAGCTTCTTTTTATTCTGCAACGTTGATCCATCTATAAGCAGTGTATCTGGAATTGGTACGCCTGCCTCTCGCAGCTCTAGCATCTGAGCGAATTGCATCTGCTTTTGCGTAGCAGTATTAAGACCCTCTTCAACGGTTGCATTGTAGACGCCGAATGATTTGTTATAAAACTGAGGAGTAGGCGAACGCCCCTCTTCAAGTATCTTATTGACCTTGCCTGGAGTGTAGTTCGCCTGGATAAGATCAATCATAAGTTTGCCTAGAAGTGACTGGGATCGATCAAGTTGATCGAAAAGCTTCTGCAAGGTAGTAAGGCCAGCACCTTGGCGCAACATGCTTAGAATGCCAGCTTTTTCGTCGGTGGCGCTGCCAAGCAATTCTTCATTGACGCCTGATATCTCGGAAATCTCTTTAGCAAGCAACTCTGATAGTTGTATCATTGAAGGCGGAATAGACGGAGGAATGATCTGCTCAACATCAGTCATCTGTGCTTCCTCTTTAAGCGCGAGCCCTCTTCCTTGTCCGTTGAGTAAAACATCTTTTGGATTAATAAGCGCGTTCTCTTTATACTTCCAACCTGAATTTATTTGGCTTTCAAGGATATCCAATTCTATTACGCGTCGACGATTATATAAATATTGCGAGTCTCTCAGGCCTCTGACGACACCTTGAATTCGCCAAGGAAAATATTCACAGTGTGGTTCATAATATGCCCAAACCGGGACAAAAGGGTAGCGGTCTATGCAATAGCCTCCGTCGAAAAACACCCGACCTTGAATAACGACGGCTAATTTGACAGTAGGAATTTCCTGTTCAACCATCGTCATTTGTGGATAGGCCTGCATGAACAACTTAAGGCGGTCTTCGTCTTGCGAGCGCCATTCTTGAGTCTCACCAGTCTGAGTATCAACAAGAAGCTTTTGACGTCTATGATCTCTGTACCAAAATTCATCGTATGTAAGTAGATTTTTTAGCCCATAATTGTACGATTCTGCAGCAAACTGAAATTTTCCATCGCGGTTATCGACCCCATAGAGGCCCAGAATCTCTTCAGCATGTTGAGGCATCAACGATATAGCTTCACGCTTGGTAAGATATGTTCTTTTCCATAGTGCATTGCAGTCTGATAGATCTGCTTTCTTGAAATAGGGATCAATGAGAAAGTAGTTGTGAGGGCAATTATCGACTTTAATTGTACCTGACACTGGATCTTGGCGGTAATCAACCCACACATGCAATAGATTCATACCGGAAATGAGAGCACCATGAAATGAATCCGATATAGTCTCGAGTACATTCTCGGTTGATGCAATATGCATGAGTATCTTTGTAAACTGGTCAGCAGTTTCGTCGTCAGAGTTCTCAACACCAACGCATATAGTAGATTTACGATTGCGGCGTTGATAACCTTCAATCATGTTGACAATACGCATGATACGATTGAAGGAAAACATGCGTCTACGATTGGCTGGTAAGTTGCCATAAAGATCGTTCCATAGACTCTGATCGCCTAGATAGAACCTCTGATCTGTGTCTGCTTCACCCCAGAAAGATTGATTTATTGTAATACTCTCTGCATAGAAGGCCTCCATGCGGCCAAGAATTTCTTTATGACCTTCTTCGTAATACTGCGGACCCAACTGGGGGAACAACATGGAGCATCTCCTTTATTGTATTGCATTCATTACCCTCAAGATAAAAGCATGTCTATTTGTACTCAAGGATTAGTTTTATTTAATCGCTCTAGTTCCTTACGAAAGTCATCATTGGCTCTTCTTCTGGAATTATGATCCTTGAGACGACATTTAGTACTACAAAAGACATGGTGTTTGTTATCTATGCGTGGCGTATACTCTTTACCACAATACTGACATTTTGCTATCACTTTACTTCTCCTATACGTTTTAACCATCATACCATTAAATTGTGATTGAAAAAAAGCCATTTGCCTGTATATTGGCCGATATATTTTATATCTTAATTCCAAGGAGGAATGATGAATCGTATTGGGCTATGTGTAGCAATGTTATTATCTGTACCATGTTTTGGCATGCAATTAATACCAATTATTAAGCATGACAACGGTGTCGCTAAGATTAATGGCTATATGGTGCGACATAATGGTGAGACCAAGGCTGTTAATTCGTATGATGTTGATTCATTTCTGAAGGACATCGAGCAAAGCAAGCTCGATATATTCCAAAAGCAGGGCGGGCATATACGCATCTCAAAGACAAAGAATGGCGATTATATTCTACGACATACCGTTGAAGGCAAGGGTGGAGGACCTATATTGGCTGCTATCTGCACAGCTGGTGTATTAGTTGTCGGTGGTGTTGTTACCGTTGGCGCAACAATTGGCACAACTGTTGTGACACTCAATCCAGCGGCTGGCCTTGCAGTTGGCGCGACGTGTGCGAGTGGTACAGCAGCAGCAGCAACATGGACAGCTGTTGCCATGACCGTAACGCCAGCACCCTAATGCTTGCCCGTTTTAGGCATAACCTGCCATATTTAATCTCACTTGCACTATTAAGCTTAATGTTAAACTATTGCTGCGATGGTTCGCTTATTGTTTCAAAAACGATATACTGTATACCACTATTTTATTTAGCTCTATGGTATCTACAAGGTCGAGAGTTGCGGGCAGCCGCTTTTGATCTTGTAGAATGTTTATGGGATTCATTGCCATTAATATTTCTTACCTCAACGATCTGCTTAATCTGTATTCTATTCAATCAACCGAATTCTTCGTGGGTTGTTGTACCGATCAGCCTATTAGCTGGTACTATATTTGTCGTTATCATTGAGCGATCAAAATATTCTTGCTAATATAAGCGTGTATTTATGAGATGACACCGCAGCCAGTTTCTACCTTTCTAGTTGCGGTGTTTTTTATGACTTAAGCTTCATGATTAGAGAATTGCATATACCTTCCAAACATTTCAACTCGCCTAAGTCAATTTCGCTAACAGCTACAGCATCTATAAACGACCGTATCAGTTCTGCTCGATTAATATGAACGTTGTGTCGCTTGCGAATAACCACACAGAGGTTATCAAGCCATGCAAGTTGGTCATTATACAGGCGTAGCGATATATGTGTTGTCTCGTTATCTTTGTAAATCTTCTTGCGTCCTGCCATTACAATCTCCTAGATTAAGACTTCAACTACTAGGAAAAATATAGCAATTATCAGCGTTTTTTTGCAAGTATATTTATATAAACATGTGTATAATTAGACTTATAAGTAACAAAAAACACCACTGAACCGAAGAACAGTGGTGTATATAAGACTTGAATAACCACAGAATAAGGAGTTATTCCGCATCATTATACTAGATAATTTCGATTGAGTGTATATATTTATAGCGGGTATCGATACGAATTATTGCTAAGAGATATGAAATGTTTAATAGAAAACGAGATCAAGAAATAGTGGTAATGGACCGAATTACTGTATATCAAGGCATTAGAGTCGGTGAACTCTTTATGACGAGTGATGATTCAAAGCATCTTTTTGAGAGTTTATTTGATGAAGATCAGATATATTACGCATTACGTTATCATCTCAGAGTCCAAGGCATGTTTGTGAGAAATGTGTTAGATAGAAAAGTAGTGAGATCAATTATTAATACAAACGCTATCGATCGAATTGATATTGATGAACATGTTAAATGCAGGTGGGCGAATGAGTAAATCGAAATGCGAAAACCAAGGGTATTCCAAACTCATGATATTGTTTACAGATAATCACGAGTATGAATCTTATATTGTGACACATGAAGTGCTGAATGAGTTTTATAAAAAGGCTCGATCTTATACATCAGCTTCATCGCCTTTTGTGTTCTTAGATTATTATTATGTGTACTCAGATGCTAACGATCACAGAATCTTAAGAGGACAAGCGATGGAAGTAATTAATCTAAATTATATTGTCAGAGCTAAATCTAGGTCGGTAAAAATTTAAAGGAATTCTAAATACAAAAAGTTGCATTTAATGCAACAAAATGAAGATGTGGTTCATTTAGCTAAAGAATGCAACAATTTAGCAATTAACATGAATCATGTAACTTCTTATTCGCATAGAAAGATAGATTGTGATTTCTTATAAGCAATGACTAGTAGCTAGGCAAGTCATCACGGAATACTGCAGGCATATTGGCATTTGGCCCCATATACACTTCCCGATATCGCCGCTCAAGTTCTTCGGGTGAAGTTGTTGTTGCTAGCTTTGGTAAAGATATCGCGAGCATACGTAAAGAGTCGCAGCAATGGGAATGGCAGTCGTGCATGGGCTTGCCCGTGTATGTCTTTTTCTTCTCATCGTACACTTGACGGTAATTTTCAACGTGGCGCAATAGTTCTTTACAGTTGGACTCATCTATCCAAGTACGAGCAAACATTGTTCTCACGGCTTCTATACCGTCCATAATTGAAAGATTTGGTGCAAGTGTGAAACGAACTCCTAGACGGCGGGCCATTTCTATACGTGATACACCAGAAGAGAACTCTCGATTGGCCATGTCGTGGGGTGCAATGTGCTTGTTGTATTGATAAGGCTTGGACTTCAAGACCTTGATGTAATGATCGAGTGATAGATTCTGGTTCTCGTAGTAGTCTATGATGCGTATAACTGATCCAATTATCTGCACAAATACTATTGAGGTTGTATCAAGACCAATATCCCAGGAAGTTGATACCAGATGGTCGCTTTCGTAGGGCACAAGACCAATCTGATTGTTGCGACGCATTTCATCAAGCTTGGTACCATAAAACGAACCGGCCTGACCAACTGAAAACGATGTGTAATATTCTTGAAGTGAAAGATCTCGCGATATTTCTCCCGTTTGAATTTCACGCTCGATAAGTTCAACAGGAATATGCTTAGTATCTTCTATCGTCAGCTTAGACACAAACCACTCAGGAGTGTTGCGAGCAATCTCATAGAGCTCGTAAAATGAATTGTGTCCTCTGGGTGTTGATAATATTATCGCCCAACCATTATTCTGGTTCAAGATTGGTCGAACTAGATGGTAACTTGTCGGATCACAGAGTGCAAACTCAGAGAATACGCAGCCTACTGCATTAGTACCAACAACACGGTCGCCACAGTCTGTTGAGCCCAATAAGGATATGAGTGAACCATTCTTCAAGGTGATCTTCATCTCTGAACTATTAGTGCTTTCAATGAGCTCTTTAGGTATATAATCTAGGAACTTTTTTCCCTGATTGTCTTTACCATCCCATACAATACGCTTGGCCTGGCTATACGTTGGGTAGAACATAAAGTAAATGCCTACGCGTTTGAGAGCTGAGTATAATAATAACTGCAAGGCGACCAAATCTTTACCTGAGCGTCTAGGCCAGCAGCACATGAGCTTTTTGTACCCTTTATTGATAAACGCATCAAATATAGGACGTTGGTAATCGCGTGGCTTAAACTCATTCAGCTTGATCGTTACTTCCAGATTGGTCATCTATATCCATCCCGGGCGCCATCGGTATCTCAGGGCAATCTTCAGGCTTCATTTGTTGAACTATGATAGTTGTAGGCTTATCAACTTTATCTTTAGCGAGTAATGCGATCTCTTTTTTTTGATCGTATATTCTATCTTGTTCTTCGCGCCACACTTCATCATAATGGCCCATGGTAAAGTGCACAGTTGCTGGGTTCCAACCCTTTTTAAGAACGCCGTCTTCTCGATGTGACGCCAAAGCGTCTAAAGCATAGCGATATGCAACACCCAGTTTGGGATACTTCTTAGACCACTTAAACAGCGTCAGTCTTGGTATACCCCGTGAATGGCAGAAATCTACTATACGAATCGACTCTTCATTGTCAGCCCATTTCATTAACTCAACTGATAGTAATTCTAGAAAAGTCTCACTTGGATCAAGTTCCCGCCAACTATCTAATCTTTTATACAAATTGTACCAAGTATCCTCTTTGGGCTTGGCTTTCCTTTTAGGCGTAGGATTATTCTTTTCTTTAATCATAGTAATTTCGTCACCGTAAATTCTGTTCGTGGCTCACCATAAACCTTCTTAGCAGTAATCGACGAGATCTGACAATCATCATGGTAGATAATCTCGTTAGCAATATCCTCAACATATTTAATCATGTTTGATAAATCTGGTCTAAATTGATGGGGCCTGCCATAGAGTTGCTCTTTATTCTTCATCTTCTTCTGAGCAACTGGCATATAAAATGTAATATCGAGCAGCAACGGACCAGTGAGTTCAGGGAGTGCTCCGTGTTGATTCTTCAACATTATCTCCCATACCAACTTCTCCGCTCTTTGTGAGTCGTACACTTTCTTCTTGCCGAATCGTGGACGTGCTAGTGGAATCGGATCTCCCGGAATCACGTAGACTATCGCTTCCTTCATATGTCCCCGTTATGGTAAAATCGCATTCATTACTAGTATCAATATATACTCCCTCAAAGGTGCTATCGTCAACATAATCTAACGTATCACGCATCAAATCAATCTGGTGTTGGCTACATTCTTCAGGAGTACAAAACAACAAACATAAACAGATTGCAATCATCGTTTTCCCAATGCATTATCTTTAACAATATCACACATCGATACCGCTACCGGCTCTCCAAATATAGCAGTAAATTTCTTATACTGCTCTGATCGCTTCCAACTCTCGATATTGGCGTCAGCTCTGATGGGATCTTCAAGGGGTCTTACAGTAGGTTTATATACCGGGTAGAGACGTTTGGTGTTTGAGGAGAGAGGAAGTTCTGGGTTAACACGCAAAGCTACTGGTACATAAGGATCCCCTTGAAGATCAGCTTCGTATTTCTTAATCAATGCATTATAGGGCGTAAAATCTATCGCTATGTGCTTCTCTTGGCAGTACTTATTGCATAGAAACAGATAGAACCCCAGGGGATCCCTGATGGTATTTTGCTTAACGGCCTTTGAGTTAGCATATTTTTGGGTTACATAATCGTGGCACGCTTCATTGTAAGGTACAATGCGAAGAGCCCCTAAAAGAGACAGACCTAGCATGTCTGCTGCGTATTGTGCTTTAGCGCCTAGGAATTTGTAGTTCATATCAACCCTTCGCTGCGCAATGTCTCAATATCGCGGCTAGTCAATCGATCTGTGTAGGATTTTAACGAATTATTTGCAACTTCCATTATTTTCTCGGGGGAGTAATTACAGCTCTTAAGACTTAGTAGCAACCGTGGCAACCGTTCAGAGATAAACTCTTTAAGTTCGTTAACGCAGTGAACATCATCGTATTTGCTATCACAAACGACTGGCTTCGTTACAATAACTGGCTTAGTTGCTGTTGCTTGTTGTTTATTTTGCAATGCGTATTGGAGATTCTGCACAGTTCTTCGAACTTCAGTAGGATTTGGTCGTTGTTCATTGGCCATGTCGTTCCCGTTTAAGGGTTTTTGTTCTTTTTTTGATAAGCAACAACTACAACTCCCAGGACTACCCTCGTAGCACACAGCAACTTCCTTGTTCGCGGGTGCGCATTCCTTCGTATACAGTGTATGTAGTGTTGCTTTTTGATAAATAACAACTTCCTCTCCCAAATATTGAGGGACATCCTCCGGTAAACGATTTTCTAGAGATGCTTTTGAGGGCGTTGAGAGCAAAAACGCTAGGGGAAATAAAGCCTTCAAACACCTTAATCCTCTAAGTGCTGGGAGTATGTTGGCGAGGGCTTCAATAACTATACTCTCTTTAAGTAACGGATTGATCTCGGAGTAAACGTTACTCGTATGCATGCGTCTAGTTCTTTTGAACAAACCGAGGCGCCTAGCCACTCTAGTTGCACGCGTAACTGTCTTTAGACAACATCCAAGACGTGCGGCTATTGTATGCCTTGACTCTCTACAATTCTTTCCGTAGAAGTTAACCTGGTTGATTATATAGTTGATTACTTTAGCTATCAATGAATCGGGATCTGGGATCTCGCGACATACATTATTTATTAACTCGCGTTGGCAATCTGCGAGTCCGTTTGTTTTATTTTTAAGTTTTTCTTGATTTTTGTTTGGTGTTAGCATAGAATTTAATCTCCTTGAATTTACTCTTCTTGGTGGTTTCGTTTGTTGCCGTGACTTAGTTCTTGAATCGGTCGGGAAAACTTTCATCAAGTACTAAGAAGTAACAAAAGAAAACAAATTTCAATTTTCTGAATTGTGCCAATCACCTTGATTGGTTATCAATTCTTTTTGTCTATCAAATGTATCTACTTTACGTTTGAGTGTGCGAGCTGTCAACATAAATTTGGCAGCTCTTAACATTTTACCAATCAAATACATTTACCATAATCCTTAATTACATCTCTACACATCCTTTCGATTAGTTGGTTTAATGATATATTGTGTACTTTAGCTAAATCCAATCTCTTGCATTTAGCTTCGCGTATTAATTTTTCACCTGCCGCGATCAATTCATCAATTTTCTTTTTCGCGTCTTCATCCATGTTTGCGCTCCATAAGTTTAATTGTTATACCTAAATACAGTATAACGCTATATAAGTTAAAATCAACCAATCTTTTTGGTTGATTTATGCGGCAATTATGTTATACTTAAATCAGTTAAAAAGTGTTTAACATAAAGGGTTTCTCATGGTTATTCGTATTGCGTTTGTTGATGGTTCAATGGCAGATTTTGTACATTTTGATCATTTCCAAGAACTTCTTTTTAGTTATATAGAAGATGGAGGACCATTTACTCTTGAAGACGTACATCATACTCTTGTTATCATAAATGCGCGTAATGTTTTGTGGGTTAAAGAAGTCGAATATTAACGAGGAGCGAGATGGACTTTAAAACTGAGAAGCTTACAGACGGTATGATAGCGGCACGATTGCGCACAATAGAAGATGTATTAAGGC